CTGCTGGGGTGCCACCAAGTTCATTAATAAATTTAGTACCAGGCCTTCTTGTTACACCGCCTTGTGGCTGACATATAACGTTCTTAGCTTTTTCAAGTGCATTTTCATAGGCCTTTAAATCAACCCTTGCTCTAGCAAGCGGATCTAATTCGCCTGTAGTAAAGTTAGTTTGTATGCTAACAAATCTAGCCATTAATATCTCACATCAATTAACGAGAAATCTTGTATTGCGTTAGTTGGCTCTCCTTGCCCATCAATGTTCATTGCTTGTCTCATGTACCCACCTCGACCATTTTCTCCTGGTGTCCCTTCAGCTACTTGTTGCCAATATTGAGATTTTTCTGTTTGGTCGGTAATCGGACTAGCTAAATGCCATGCCATTTGATACTTTAACAATTGAACAAAAAAATGAGGTAACGCATATTCAGGTACATTGTATTGATAATCAACATAAACTGATTCATAGTTGGTTAATATTTTTTGTCCTTGAATTGTATATTCCCTTCTAGGAACTGCATAAGTGCTACTTGTATCATATAAAGCACGTGGCCTACCAATCATGTCTGATGGCATTTGATACTCATACTTGTATTCGTTTGTGGGAGTGGTAATTAATCTTGCTAACTGCACTTTTTTGAATGAAAAAGTCCATGGATAACTTGCTAGTGTTTTAATTTTAACGTCAGGATAAAGTCGATCACAAATATTAGATTCGTCTGTGCCTTCTGTAAAAGACGAGATTGGACTTGCCCCTAACATTAAGAGCGCATCAGAACATATTTTTATGTCGGTATCACCTGTTGCCATTTATTATCTCCAAATGTGCAAATAGACGGAGGATCGCTCCCCCGTCATTCGCATTTATTACTACTACTTAGTCAGCATCAGCTACTGAAATAGCTGTACCGTCTGATACGTCAACGACACCAGACGCATTTGATAATACTATTACCATGTGCGCTGCTGGGGTTGCTGTATCCCATAAGTAAATCATGTCGCCTACTTTTAACAATGTTGAAGCATCATTAAAGTAACCAGCAGTATTTACTGTTGCTACTGCATCAGCAGATTTGTATGTCCACATTTGTGGAGCATCACCAGCTTTGGATTGACCACCCGCAGCCGCTAAACCATCTTTATTATAAGCCATTACTATATCTCCTTATCTTAAGATTCACGACATGTGAGTTGAACAATACCTTCGGCATCGATTGCAACTGCTGCGGCAGAAAGTAAACTGTTTACTAAGTAAGAAGTTTTTTCTGGTACATAGTTGATCTCTGTCTTAGGACCAAGACCTTCAGCATAACCAAGCGCCTGTTTATGGAATGCCCAAATAGTTCTATCTAAAGAACCATCAACAGCAAGACCACCTTCAGTACGGTCGCCAAGTACATGGAATTTGAAACCTAAGAAGGTGTCAACTTCGCCAGATACAAGAGCTTTAACTGTATTGAAGTCAGATGATGTTACAGAAGTTTCTGAAAGTAAAGAAGCTAAAGAGTTAGCATGAATAACCATGTGACGATCCGATGGAGGAACGTTACCTTTGTCTAACAATTTTTTAGCTTCGCGTAGTTTAGCTACGTTTAAGTTTGTGTCAGTACCACCAACGTCATTAGAAACTGTTAATCCTGTTGATGATGCTGTTAGTGCATCAATGATAAGTTGATCTTGACGGCGACCAATAGCGTTCGCTAAAACTTGAACTAACTCTTGTCTTTCATCAAAATTAACTTTTTGTTGCATGAAGATGTCAGAATACTCTGCAGCATTCCAATCTTCTAGTGTTGCTGTTACTTGTGAAAAATCCACATTTAATGGAGTAACGTCAGTTTGTGGTACACGTAATGTAGCCACACCTTTACCCACTTTAGGGAATTTCACAGTAGAACCTTCAACGCCTCGTCTCATGCGTGTAGCACCAACTAATTGTGACTTAGCTTGGTACGCCTGTTTAACTTCGGCATCAAAGAGGGTAACAAAAGCTGGGGATAAACCGATAGCCATGTTTTTTCTCCTTAAGAAATTAATAAATAAATTAAATTAATCGCTTTGGTATGCCAGAGAACTGGGCCTGTGCTTGCTATTTACGATAGCCATACGACAAGATTACTTGCGTTAAGGGTTGCAAACAGAATAGATGCAATATGCCTTATCCCAAGTTTTAACATAGGACAAGGCAGTGTGCAATAGATTTTTAGATATATTTACTGACTAAAGTTTTGAGCGAATGCTCTTTCAACTTTTTTTCTAAATGATGGATCAGTTTGATATCGTTCATCAGCGACCATAGCATATAGTTCTTCTTTAGAAGGCGCACCCTCAACAGGTGTAGATTCAACAGGTACACGCCCTTCGTAAGATGATCTAAGTTTTTCTAGTGCAGCAATACCGCGTGCAGTACCGCCCATCACTTTAAATTCTTCAAAGTCATCTTGAGACCAAACACCTTTATTTACTAAACCAGATGCCCATTTAACCATACCATTAATACGTGCGTCAGCATTTGGCCCTAAAGCCTTGCGCTCTTGCTCTAAATTAATACTATAGTTTTCTGCTTGATTTTGATTCATTTCGACAACTTGACCAACAAGCTGGTCTAAAGCTGCTTGACTAATTTGATTCTCAGATGCCCAGTTCATTACATGTTGTCTAACTGGATCATCTTCAGGAGTATCCCCAAAAGCAGAAGCGTCATATTTGCCATCTGCTGGAGCTTTATGTTTTCCTTGTGAGATTTGTTTTCTTAAATCAGTCCAAGATTTTGCAATTGCTTCTAAGTCAGGTTCTGCTTCTTCTGCTTTCCAAAAGTTTTCGGGCCACCAATCTGGTCTTTCTAATGGCTCGTCATCTTCTTCTTTTGCTGTAACTTCAGCAGGATCCCGATGATCTATTTCTACTTTCTGTGTATCTTCTGAGCTGGCTTCCTCAACTTCTGTTGTTGCTCCATCGAGTAGGCCAGTCGACTCTTGAGTTTCCTCTTGAGCGCTAGGCTCGATTGTTTCTTCGCTCATTATAATTTCCTTGCTCTAATTAACCTTGCTTCTAAATCTCTTAGTATACTATTCTGTCCTTCACGATAGTAAGCATAACTTGAGTCGCTTCCTGGCAAGGCTACAGGTTGCTCTAATACAGATTGGCGTAACCATTGCATTAGTTTTTGTCCGTCTTCATCGCCCATAACTCTTAATACTAAACGATCTGTGTCATCTCTTTGTTGCTGTACATCTCGAGTGTCAAGCGGTAATGCTTGCTCTAAGTCATCCCATCCAGCCATAATTTATCCTTGTAATGCAGCTTGAGCCATAGCTGGCACAGTTTCAGGAGCTTCTTGCGCCATTTGTTGTGCAGCTTGAACTGCTTGTTGTTGTAAAATTTGACGTTCTTCTGCGGTGGTTAATATACTCTGCGGTACATTTAGTTTGTTTGCAATATGAGTTAGCATCTCATCTACTTTAATCATTGTTTGTCCCTGTGGACCAGCTGATTGTGCAATTTGTGCAAACTGTAATATGTTTTGTACATCTTCCATATTTTGTGCCATTGCTAATGGGGCGACTGGACTAATCTTAATTTCTAATCCATTTACTTTGAGTGGCAAAGAAATAATACCGCGCTCATCCATTACTTGTAATATTTGAGTAACAACAGGAATCATTGTTTCATTAATTAAACGCCCAAAAGCAGAGCCTAGATTTTGTGATAATTCTTTCATACGTTCTACAACTTCTGTTGCACTACGTGCTGACATGTTGTCAGGTGGTAAAGATTCATCTAACAGAATACGTTTAATGTTAGCTACAATATCATTAATAATTAACTGAGATACATTGAAGTCTCCCGCACGTGGCAACGGTCTTAATGATTCGCCTTGTGGTCCACCATTACGTGCTACAGGAATAATTGCACCTGGCATAATTTTAACAGTATTAGGATTTAGAACGCCGTCATCTGCTGCCGTATATACACCAGAAATAGATAAAGACGCATTTTTTAATATTAACTCTTTAACTTTATTTAATGTTTTAATGTCTGGTAATGCGGTGATGAGTGGTCCACGCCCATATATTTCTCCTGCTACTTTAGCATAACGAGAAACAATCCAAGGACTATGATCCATACGTTTATATAATAATTCTTGTTTAGATTCTTTATGTATGACATGGTAACAATAATCACCACGTTTTTGGTCAAAGACAGTTGCTTCAATAAGTTCTACATCATCTGTAGGTTTTTGTTCAATCTTGTCTAATAATTCTTTTGGAATCTTTGCATCAGGCCATTGACGTTGAATAGACTCGCCCTTGATTCGCATACGTCTGTATACATTATCTACTTGTCCATCAGCGCCTTCTTCAAAAGATACAAGGTATTGTGGCACAGGAATAAAATTTATTGGATTAACATCATCACCTGGCTGTACTAACATGACAGCAGTGCCTACACAAAGATCAAGTAAGAATTCACCAATAGCAATATCAAAGTTAGATTGTTTTAATGTATCAAATAATTTTTCATTATACAAATCTAGTGCAGCTTGAGCAGCTGCTTTTCGATCAACTGGAATATCAGATCCTGGTTCTAATCTGCACCATTTACGTTGTGGAGGGAAAATGCCTGATTGCATTCTGTTAGCAAATCGTTGAGCAGAGTTAATCGCAGTTGAATCAAACACGCGACTCATTTTCTTTTGTCCACCAACTTTGCCTTCATAATGTCCGTCATATAGATTACGCTGAGGTAGAGCAAACTCATAGGCTTCTTCATAAAGATTGCGAAAATCTTCTTTCTTTGTCATTGCCTTATCATGTCTTTTTAAAACATCTTCAGCGCTCAGTCTCATCATTTCCATAGTTATGCCTTTTTGTTTTTGTTTGCAAAATTACGTGCTGCTTCTTTACTGCCAAAACCCCACGCTTGTAATGCTTTTTTTAATCGTGTTGGTCTACCCTTCTCATCTTTTAACGGCCCAGCCATCCCAGAAAAACGAGCAGCAAAAGATACGCGCCTACCATCAGTACCAGACTTTTGCGGCGCTTTAAGGTTTGAGCCTTCAGTCCTTTTGAAGTATTTTCGCCCAGCTTCATTCAAGCCTCCTTCTGGATTTTGATATTTTTTAGCAACCATTATTCAGTCCAACTTAATATAATTTCAGCAGCATGCGGGTTATTATTCTGATCTTGATTAGTTAATCTAAATAAATAAGATGTTAATCCTTTCAGTATAATATTTCCATTTCCTGTATCATCGCCACCACCTTTTTTTCCAGTACCACCTAATAATATTTCTTGTAATATAGGTGTGCCTAAAGAGGTTACTGTTGGGTTAAGCACTGCTACACCTTTACTCGTAATCGTGCTAGATCTATTTTTATTAATAATAGTCATTGCTGTACCGCCTGTTACACTAGCGCCTTCATACAAATAACCTACTGCATCACCATCAGACAATCCTTTAATACTAAATATAGGATTTATTCCTTGTGGAAATGCAACCGCAATATCAATACTAGCCCCATTAGCTAATGGACTTGCAAAATCATGTGTATGTCCTATTGAGAAAGCCTGACCTTCAATTAGCCTAACTTTCTCAATATCTCGAGTTGGATATGCGCCTTTGTATAATTCCATTTATTTTTTCTTTTTAGGAAAACCTTTTAGCATATTCTTATACGCTTTATCAGAAATAGTAGATTCTGATTTTGGTCGGCTTGTGCCAGCTTTTTTACGTGCATTCATGTTTGCATACAATCCTGGTTTAGCCATTAGTATCCTTTTTTCTTTTGTCCTGATTCTGACATAGCAATAGCTACTGCTTGCTTGCGCTTAGTAACTTTTGCTCCTGAACCTGATTTAAGTTTTCCAGCTTTATATTCTTGCATAACTTTCTTAACTTTGTTTTTCATTTTGTCCATTATAGTTTCTGCCTTTGTCCTAACATTGTTGAACCAATACCAAGACCACCTTCGCCTAATACAGGTAATCCTGTAGCCATACCTTCTGTTCCAGGGATTGGTGCCTTAGCTAATAAGCCTCCTGTCCCTCTTGTTAATCTTTTTTTGGACGCACGCTCTTTAGCTCCTTCAGACTTAATTCTCTCCGTTTGGCGTTTTGATTGTTTTGAGATTTGATTTAATACATTTTGCGTAACATCTTTTGTTTTTGTTGCGTCATAACCAATAATATTTTTTTGCACCATGTATCGTTTTGTATCGACATTAGGCGTATCAATAGGTAAATATTGAGGGCCAGATCCACGACTACGTTTAATATATCGTTCTTCATAAACAGGTGTTGCTGATTCATAACCTTTTCTACGCACTATAGAATCAAATGTACCTCGTCCAGAGAATACTCCAGGAGCAACACGCTCAGTCGTTTTGTCTTTAAAACTGCCTTCTTTTATACCAACATCAAGCTGTTTATTCCACCAGTCTTCAGACTTAAATATATTTCGCCCGCCAGCTTTTGAAATAACATTTTCTTCATACGATTGAGATGGAGCAATTAAGCCTCTTGCCTTTGCCATACCGAAGTCAAGTGCGGCCATGTTATCCTCCTAAAGTTTCTTCTTCAATGCCTATTTCTGGCGTTAATCTTGATTCAGATAACAGCATTCTTTTACCACCACGCTGTGCTGCTCTACGTCTTGATGCAGACTGTTCTTCATAAGAACGTCTTTCTTCTAATGCTTTTTTTTCTGCAAGTGCTGTTTGTTCACGTTGTAAACGTAATGATTCTTCAGCCGCAGATGTATCAGGCTTTTTAGCACCACCAATCAACCCACCCATCTATTTTCTCCTCATCATAAAAGTATCTTCTTGATCTGAGCTGTACTTAAGCATAATGCCTTCGGCTTCGAATCCCAAAGTCTTCGCCCAACCCACAGCTCGCTTATCTGATGTTTTAACAGTAATTTGTAATCGATGCAAGTTAAATGATATCTGACAGCTATCAAAAAAAGATTTTGCCCCTTTCGTCATGGCGATGGGATATCTTCTTGCTTCTTCAGCGAATAAAGACCACGCCTCGCCAACCCCACGCCAAAGTAAGACGCAACCAAAAACAGCGACAGGAGTATTATAAACAAACGCAGTAATGCAAGGACCGCCTTGAGACTGAAAATTAATATAGAGTTTTCTATCTTCAAGCGACATTGCTTTAGAGTCATAATTTATTATTCCTTGAAAGTTATCAAGATGGCTAATATTAAATGGCAAATAATAACCGCCTGGAACATGAGGCATTTCGTTTTTTAAAAAGTTTGGATCAATTGAAAACATCAAAGTCCGCGTTCGCTACTGTTTGTGCAATCAGTGTGCTTGATTGTAATGGCGATTTTGTCATACGTTTATGTTCGCCGCCGCCTAACATAAGATAACCAAATGCGTCACCAATGTGTGAATGTTCGTTTTTGTTTGGACTGTCTTTAAATCGTTCATGTCCTGCACCTACCGCAATACGTTTAAAATGATACCCACCCGCTAATGACTTGCGTAGCATTTTACATGAAGTATGTATAATCAATCCTGGCTTACCCGCAATCAGGCGTTGCATTGGAGCTGCGGCTCCTTCACGCCTAACTTGAAAGTTATTTGATGCTGTGGGTTGTGCGCGTAATCCTAGCGTTCTTAAATAATCAAATGCCGTGACTTCATAAATAGCATCACGTTGCATACCCGCAGGATCGCCCCATACCATAATTTGTGCTTTAGGAAATCTAGCATTAATCTCAGCCAGTAATTGTTGTCCAAATTTTTCTAAACCCATGTCCTCTGTTACAATTTCATGTAATACAATCCAGCGTCCATTAGGCAATCTTTGTCCTATTGCAGCGGCTGGCGTTAAACCAAAGTCAAGTCCAATATGTAAAGGTTGTGTAGGATCATAATCAATCTCACTAGAACTCATTAAATGGTCATCATATTCAGGCCAGACAGGTTTACCTTCCTGTACATAAGTATATCGACCTTCTGCATAACAACGGATCCAATCTAAATTCTTGCCACCTAACATTTGCATGTAATACCCTGACGGTAGATTTTTTACATTCTCTGCTTTAGGATTAATCTTCCACCAACGCCCACCAGAAAAGATATGATCGTTTGCTTCTGGATTATCAGGTAAATCTTCTGGACTTACTTCAATAACACCGCCAGGTTGTTTAAAAAAGTCCCAACCGTATTTACCACTAAGTTTTTCTTTTTCAGATAAACGAAACCACCAATGGTCATCATCCATTGGGTTGGTATCCATCCAAACACCATGCCATGTGGGGCCACCATCTTTTTGTGTGGGGTAACGACCGACACGATGGGTAAGTCCGTCAATGACGGCTTTAGGCAACTCCCGTGCCTCGTTTACCCATGCGCCTGTTAGTTCAAGCGAGAGTAATTTACGCACGTCTTTAGGTTGTTCCAATGCTAAAAATATCTCTTCACAGTCTATGCCCGCAGCATCACCACGGGATGGGAGGCGAATGTGATGAGTGATCGGAGGGGTATATAACATCGGACCAAATGTATTTTCAGGAAACAACTCTTGCCAAGTTTTAATGGTTGTTGTTTTAAGTTCGGGATAAGAGTTACGTACAATAACAAAGCGAGTATAACGTATGCCATCGACAGGGGATGGCTTTTGTCTAACGGCACGCATCATAATCTCAGCAGCACAGGCGTAAGATTTGCCTGAGCCTACTGGCCCCATCAATCCACGAACAAATTTATTGCTTTGTAAAAAGTTATAGACAACAGGACTGGTACTA